CGTGACCCCGGCGCCGATGTTCTACGACCCTGTCGGCCCGTGGCACCGCTGGTTCGCCTGGCGCCCGGTCGACACCATCACGCACGGCTGGAAGTGGCTCCGCATGGTGGAGCGTCGCCGGATCCAGTCGAAGCTGCACCTGCCCGGCCCGATCGACCAGGGCTGGCAGTACCGGACTCCCGGTGGCGCTCAGTAGGAAGCAGGTTCACGCGGTTGGCGCGTCGACGGGGCGCGTGAACCTGTGGGACGGCGCGGTGCGGTCCGGGAAGACGTTCAGCAGCATCCTGCGGTTCCTCGCGGCGGTCGCTCAGGCGTCGACGTACGGCGAGCTGGTCATCGTGGGGAAGAACAAGGACTCGATCTACCGGAACTTCTTCGCCCCGATCGAGAACCTGCCGGAGCTGGCGTTCATCGCGTCGCAGGTGAAGTACCGGCAGGGCGCGGCCACAGCCCGGATCCTCGGGCGCCGCGTCAACGTGATCGGCGCGAACGACTCCAAGGCCGAGTCCCGCATCCGCGGCATGACCGTCGTCGCCGCCTACGTGGACGAGGTCACGGTCATCCCGGAGGAGTTCTTCAAGCAGATGCTCGCGCGCATGTCCGCGCCGGGCGCGCAGCTGTTCGGGACGACCAACCCGGACGCCCCGATGCACTGGCTGAAGAAGAACTACCTCGACCGGCTCGACGACCTCCCCGACTGGCGGTACTTCCAGTTCCAGCTCGACGACAACCCCACGTTGACGGAGGAGTACAAGACCTCCCTGAAGCGGGAGTACACGGGCCTCTGGTACGACCGGTTCATCCTGGGGAAGTGGGTCGCTGCGGAGGGCGCGATCTTCAAGCACCTCGACCCGGACGTCGGCGGGCGGCATGTCATCCGCTGGGAGGACTGCCCGCCGCTCGCGCGCGTGTTCGGCGTCGGCATCGACTACGGCACCACGAACCCGACGTCGGCGATCATGCTCGCCCTCACCGCCGAGCCGTCGCCACGGCTGGTGCTGCTGGACGAGTGGAAGTCGGAGCCGTCCGAGTCGCACACCCTCACCGACGCCGAGCAGTCGAAGCGGATCCGCGGCTTCCTCGCCGCGCCGCATCATCAGCGGCACGGCAGGGTCGACGTCCCGTACGTGGTCGTGGACCCTGCGGCGGCGTCGCTGAAGCTGCAGCTCGTGCAGGACAAGGTGCCCGGCGTCACCGACGCGGACAACACCGTGCAGCACGGCATCCAGCTCGTCGCAACCCTGTTGGAGACGAACCAGCTCCTGATCACGGACCGCTGCGCGGGCTGGATCGAGGAGGCCCCCGGATACGTCTGGGACCCGAAGGAGACGGAGAAGGGCCACGACGCCCCGGTCAAGGCCGACGACCACTCCCTCGACGCGGCCCGCTACATCATCACGACCACGGAGCCGCTATGGCGCCCGTACCTGCAACTACTCGACGAGGAGGGCCAGAATGCTGCCTGACCGTGACACGGCCTGGCCCCCGAAGGACCTGACCCCTGTGCTGCATGTCGCCGAGGTGCATGACGCGTGGCTGGTCGGCAACCCGGAGCGGCTGTCGCAGATTTACGGCGGCTTCGCCGCGAACGCGCAGGAGTGGGACATGGTCTCGCAGACCCGCGCGCACGGCATCCGCAACCTGGGTGCACGGCTCGCGTCGTCGTTCTGGGGCCGGAAGCAGCCCGCCCGCGAGGCACGCACTCGCCTGCATGTCCCGATCGCGACGGACATCGCAGAGGTCAGCGCCGGTCTGCTGTTCGGCGACCGTCCCACGTTCATGATGGACGGCTCGACCCGCCTGTCGAGCGTGCTGAACGACATGTTCATGTCGGACACGGCGGTGCAGCGCTTCAACCGCTCCGCCACGATGCAGTCCGCGCTCGGCGGCACGTATCTGCGGTGGGTCATCGACCGTGAGCGTGGCCTGTTCTTCACCGAGCACGACGTGGACACGGCGGTGCCGGAGTGGGAGCACGGCAGGCTCGCCGCGGTCACGTTCTGGCGGGAACTGTCCCGTGACGGGAACGTGGTGTGGCGGCATCTGGAACGGCACGAGCCGGGGATGATCGAGCACGGCGTGTACCGCGGCACCGGGGCGAACCTCGGCGTCCGGCATGACCTCGCGTCCCGGTCGGAGCTGGACCAGCAGTCGCAGAACACGCTGGACCAGATCGCGGCGTCCACGATCGACGGTGACGTCATCCCGACCGGGCTGGACCGGCTCACCGCGATGTACGCCCCGAACAAGACCCCGAACTTGGAGTTCCGCAACCGGGGCGCGCTCGCGTTCCACGGACGCTCCGACTACGCGACGGCGGAGGACATCTTCGACCAGATCGACGAGGCGTACTCGTCGTGGATGCGGGACGTGCGTCTCGCGAAGGGTCGCCTGATCGTCCCGTCGGCGTGGACGCAGAACCTCGGCCCCGGCAAGGGCTCGTCGTTCGACGAGGACCAGGAGATTTTCCAGTCCGTCGACATGCTCGGGAAGGGCGTCACGGAGGGCACAGCGTTCAACGCGACGCAGTTCAGCATCCGGCACGAGGCGCACCGCGCCACGATCGAGGAGCTGACCCGCACCGCGCTGCGCCGTGCCGGGCTGTCCCCGGCCACGTTCGGTGACGACGCGATCCCGGTGCAGATCACGGCGACGCAGACCATCGCCCGCGAGAAGGTGTCGAAGCGCACCAGGGCGACGAAGATCCGCAACTGGACGTCGGAGCTGCAGGAGTTCGCGGTCACGGGCCTGCTGCTGCAGCGCGAGCACTTCGGTGGGCTCCCCACCCCGGACGGCCTGCCGACGATCGAGTTCGCGCAGGAGGCGCAGGCGGATCAGGAGTCCCTGGCCCGCACTGCTGGGCTGCTGCGCTCGGCGGAGGCCGCGTCGACCGAGACGGTCGTGCGTCTGGTGAACCCGGACGCGGACGAGGAGTGGATCAGCGCCGAGGTGCAGCGGATCCAGGACGACAAGGGCGCCACGGTCGAGGACCCGACCACCAGGACGGCGTCGCATCGCGCGTTCACGGACTCGAACCTCGCGACCCTCGGCTCGTTCGGCATCGACCTGGTCACTGCGGTGGGCGGGAAGGGGCAGTGCGAGGCGTGCGGGCGCTGGGTCGGGCAGGTCATGTCCCAGACCGGGACGGGCGCCCGAGTGCTGCAGGCGGAGCACTCGACCCGGGACGGCGTGTACGTGACGGTGCGGGTGAAGGGCTCGGTCGACGACGCGATCGCTGACGGGTTCATGCACCCGAACTGCCGCCACACCCTCGTCGGCTACTTCCCGGGCCTGAACAACGACACCGGGGAGCCGTGGACGCAGGAGGCGGAGGACGCACAGGCCGGGCTGCGCGCCTTGGAGGTCGAGGTGCGCAAGGCGAAGCGGGACCTCGCCGGGGCGCTGAACACCGACGAGGAGAAGGCCGCTCGGCGCCGTGTCCGCGAGATGCAGGCACGGATCCGGGAGCACATCGACGAGACGGGCGAGCCGCGCCGCCGTGAGCGCGAGCAACTGAACTACGGGCACCGCATGGGTGCCCGGTAACCGATGGAGGAAGACCCTCATGACCCACAAGACCACGACCGCTCACCCGACCGCTGTGCTGCGCCCTGGAGCGATGCACGGTCCCGCGGCGCTGCAGGCGCTCGGCCTGGTCCGGTTCGCCGACGACCCGGGCGCGCAGGGCACGGCGCCCGCCGAGCAGGCACCCGCCCCTGCGGGTGAATCCGCTGGTGGCGACG